GGTCGGAAGCCCACTGACAAGCTGGGCGGGAGGCGCTGAACGACCTGCTGCAGCTGACGCTGGGGCTGACGGCGTATTACCAGCCGGTGCTGATTGGGCAGGTTACGCCGGGCAACCGTGAGCCGAATGAGGAGAAGTTCCTCACGTACCTGAAGCTGGCGAAGGACTGCGCGAGCGAGGTGGCGAACTATCAGTCGCCGAAGTTCAAGGCCGTGGCCATCTCTATCGAGAGCGCGCCAGGCGGGGCTGGGGCGGCCGGTGGCGGCGCGGCGCCGAACGACGGGTCAGGTGGCGGCACTGGCATGCGCGTGGTGTCAGCGCAGGACGCCTACAAGCTTCTTCGGGACGGTGACCTGATCGTCATCAGGCTGCACCTCGCTTCTTGGCCGGCGCCGGCCAAGAAGCGAGGTGCAGCCTGATGACGGCACAGTGGGGCGATCGCGCAATCCGTCGCGAGCTGAAGTGGTACGAGAGCGGCCAGCTCTACGATCACCGCGGGCTGAAACATCCGATCCACGGCTGCCCGTGCCGGCCCTGCATGTGCGCAATGGCAGAGTGGTGCGCAGAGGCCGGCGTTCCAATGCCGGCAACACCGCCCGGTGGGTAAGGCGACGCGCGCTACCTTCGACTGGAAGAATCCGGACGAAGGCTACGAGCTGATCTGGCAGCAGCGCGCCATCCGCCTGCAGAAGATCCGCAACGACCGCACGCTGCTCGCAGCGCTCCAGGTCTACTATCGCGACAACCCGTGGGACTTCATCAGCGATTGGGGCGTGACGTACGACCCGCGGCGCCTCGATCTCGGTCTCGACCCCGTCATTCCGTTCGTGCTGTTCGAAAAGCAGAAGGACTGGTGCAAATACGTCGTTCGCAAATGGCGCGCGCGCGAGCCAGGCCTGACAGAGAAGAGCCGTGAGTGCGGTGTGTCATGGCTGGCGGTCGCGATGGGTGCGACGCTGTGCCTGTTTTATCCGGGCTTTGCAGCGGGCTACGGCGCCGCCGTGCAGGAGCTGGTCGACGAAGTCGGCAACCCGAAGTCGCTGTTCTGGAAAGCGCGCTTCTTCATGAAAGAGCTGCCGCGGGAATTCCGCGGTGGATGGGACGAAAACCGGCATGCGCCGTTCATGCGCATCCTGTTTCCCAACGGCTCCAGCATGATCGGCGAGTCCGGCGATCAGATCGGGCGCGGTAACCGAACCTCGATCTCGTTCTTGGACGAGAGCGCGCATCTGCCGCGGCCGAAGCTGGTCGACGCCGCACTGTCGCAGACGACCAACTGCAGGATGGATATCTCGACGCCGAACGGAAATGCGAATTCGTTCTTCCACCGCGCGCACAATGGCAAGATCGAGAAGTTCACGTTCCACTGGCGCGACGACCCGCGCAAGGATGAGGAGTGGTATCAGAAACAGGTCAACGACATCGACGACCCGGTGATCATCGCGCAAGAGCTCGATATCAACTATGCGGCGTCGGTGACCGGTGTCGTCATTCCGCACGAATGGGTGATGGCGGCGATCGACGCTCACCTGAAGATCGGCCTGCAGCCGTCGGGCGAGAAGGCCGGCGCAATGGATGTCGCCGACGGCGGCAAGGACAAGAACGCCTTCGTCGCAGCCTACGGCGTTCTGCTGACCGACCTGGACGAGTGGAGCGGACAGGGCTCGGACATCTTCGACAGCGTTGAGCGCGCGTTCCGCCTCGCCGACAAGAACGAGTGCCGCGGCTTCAAATACGACGCGGACGGTCTCGGCGCCGGCGTGAAGGGCGACGCGAGGATCATCAACCAGGCGCGCAAGGCCAGCCAGGTCAGCGAACTCGACGTCACGATGTTCCGCGGCTCCGCCGGCGTCTTCAATCCGGAAGGCGAAGACGTCAAGGGACGCAAGAACAAGGACTTCTACAAGAACCTGAAGGCGCAAGGTTGGTGGTCGCTGCGCACGCGCTTCCGCAACACCTATCGCCTGGTCAAAGAGAACAAGCCGTGCAGCCACGACGACATTATTTGCATTCCGTCGACGCTGCCGTTCTGCACGCGGCTCTCGCAGGAGCTGTCGCAGCCGACCTTCACTCAGGATAACCTGGGCAAAATGGTCATCAACAAGCAGCCCGACGGCAGCAAGTCGCCAAACCTGGGCGACGTCGTCATGATGAAGTTCGCACGAGTAGAGAGGGCGCCTATGAAGATCTCCGATGCCGCGCTCAAGGCTGTCTCGAAAATGCAGAAGCGGCGTCGCTGAGCATGTCCAAAGGTGAGGACGACCTCACGTCGCGCATTCGCGCGGGCGTCATGAGGCACATTGTGGGAGCTAACCGCGTTGCCGCCCGGCGCGCGGTCAAGGCGAGCGCGCGGGGAAGCCAAGGCGCCGTCGTCCGCCTGAAGCATTCCTCGCGCGCGAAGCCCGCTGCTGTTGCCGAACCGGCAAGGGCAGGTTCACCGGCGCCGGCGGCGCAGACGGCAGACAAGCGCCGCATGCCAAAGATCACGGATGCCATGATCTCGGCGGCCGCGCGCATGCGACCCGCGAAGAAGACGCGCCAGGTGCAGGTGACGCGCGACATCTTCAACATCTATCAGCCGCCTCCGGGCGTGCTGCCGAAGGGCAAAACTGCCAAGATCGCCATGGACGAAGCCATGGGCAGCGCCAGCGCGTTCGGCATGGTGCAGTCATGGGGCTTCGACGGCTTGGGCTCGATCGGCGCGATGTTCGAAGAGGGCATCGGCTTCCTCGGCTATTCGTACCTCGCGTTGCTGACCCAGCGGCCGGAGTATCGCAAGATCTCTGAGCGCACCGCGACGGAGATGACGCGCGAGTGGATTGAGCTGCAGGTTACCGACTCCGACGACGAAGCTGAGCAGGCTGACGAAGAGGACGAGACCGATGGCGAGGAAGGCGAGGAAGCCGGTGGAGGTGCGGAGCCTGGGGCTGCGAAAGCCAAGCCACCAAAAGCCGGCAAGCCGCCGGCCGTGGATGGGGGGAAGCGCGGAAAGAAGGGCATCGCCACCGACGAAGATCTTGCGGCGGCGATAGCGGCTGCGATCGAGGGCGGCGGTGAAGATGACCTTCTCGGCGAGGACGACAAGACCGAGAAGCTGAAGCAGCTCGAGGACGAGCTCGAACGGCACAAAATCCGCGATCTATTCCGCAACATCGCGGAGTACGACGGATGGTTTGGCCGCTCGCATATCTATGTCGATATCGACGACGCTGCTTTGGCCGCGCGTGACCTGAACAGCGGAGCTGAAGAGCTCAAGACGTCCATCGGAAATGGTCGCGACGCCGCAAGCTACGGCAAGGTGGAGCAGGGCACGAAGCTTCAGTTCAAGAACGTCGAGGCCATGTGGGCCTATCCGGCCACGTACGAGGCAGTCAATCCGCTGCTGCAAAACTGGTACCGGCCGGAGACCTGGTACTGCAACGGAATCGAAGTCCACCGCACGCGCCTGCTGACCTTCATCGGTCGCGAGGTGCCCGACATTCTGAAGCCCGCCTATGCGTTCGGCGGGCTCTCGATGTCGCAGATGGCCAAGCCCTACGTCGACAACTGGCTGCGCACGCGCCAGGCCGTCGCCGACCTGATCGAGTCGTTCTCCGTCTCCGGCATCTATTCCAATCTTGCCGGCTGGCTGGAAGACGCCGGCGAGGGAATGGCCAAGCGCGTCGACCTGTTCAACCAGACGCGATCGAACGCCGGCGCCTTCCTGCTCGACAAGGAAACGGAGGAGTTCTTCAATGTATCAACGCCTCTCGGCACGCTCGATGCGCTGCAGGCGCAGAGCCAGGAACAGATGTCGAGCGTCACGGGCATTCCATTGGTGGTGCTGCTGGGCATCACTCCCAAGGGACTGAACGCATCGAGCGAAGGCGAAATTCGCGTCTTCTACGACTGGATCAAGGCATACCAGGAGTCGTTTTTCCGCGATCACCTGCAGACCGTGATTGAGCTGATCCAGTTGTCGCTGTGGGGCGAGATCGACGACGAAATCACGTTCGCCTTCAAGCCGCTCTGGTCCATGACGGAGAAGGAAAAGGGCGAAGTCGACAAGGCCGAGGCCGAGGCCGATCAAATCCGAATCGACAGCGGCGTGCTCGACCCCGCAGAGGTGCGCAAGGCGGTCGCGGCGAAGCCAGGCTCGCGCTACGCGGACATCAACGTGGCCGACGTTCCCGACCCGCCGGCCGACCCCATGGGCGAGGAAGGCAGCGGCGATGATCCCTTCGGCGGTGGCGGCGGTGATGACGACGGCGGCAAGGATCCTGAAGGCGGTGGCGCGAATCCGTTTAGCAGTGGCAGCGGAGAGGGTGCGCAAGACGAAGCGATCTTCGAAGCTTCACTAGCGGAGGACGACGGGTGGGACGAGGGCAAGCATCCACGTTCGGACAACGGGCAGTTCGGCGCTGGCAGCGGTGGGAGCGGCGGAAAAAGCGCCTCGCCGGCCGGGAGCGCCGCGAGCGAAAAGAAAACCTCGCCTTACAAGACCACGGGGAAGACGAATTGGAATGGTCAACCGCACAGCGACCCGACCACGATGGATACTCTCCAGCTTGAGACGGGCATAAAGACGCTTCAGCATACCATCAAAAACAGCCCGTTCACGCACGCGCAGCGCGCTTTGCGAGAGGAGAGACTGGCTGACCTGAAGACTGAACTCGGCGAGCGCAGCAAATCGACGTCCAAGAAGGCGCTGAAGCCGAGCGACCTGAAGCAGGAGGGCGGCAAGCTTGGCTCCAACGCCGGCGGCACGTTCACCGACAAGAGCGGACAAAAGTTCTACATCAAAAAGCCGGCCAGCAAGGAGCATGTCGCGAACGAGCGCGCAGCTGCTCGCCTATACCAGCTGGCCGGCGTCAACACGCTCGACTATCACGACGTCGAGGGCGGCGAGCACGTTGCGACGAAGTGGGAGAAGCTCGACAAGAACAACATCGCGGACATGACGCCGGCGGAGCGCAAGGAAGCGGCCAAAGACTTCATGGTACACGCGTGGCTGTCGAATTGGGACGCGGCGGGCACCGGCGGCGACAACCAGGGCATGCGCGGTGGCAAGCCCGTGACGCTCGATGTCGGCGGAAGCCTGCGCTTCCGCGCGCAGGGCGGCCCGAAGGGCGCGGCGTTCGGGCCCAAGGTCGGCGAGATCGAGACCATGCGCAATCAGTCCATGTCGCCCGACGCGGCGCAGCTGTTCGGCAAGATGTCGGATGCGGACCTGAAGGCGTCGGCCGAGCGCGTCACATCGATCTCTGACGACGACATTCGCAAGGCGGCCGGTGATGACGAGCTCGCCGACACCCTGATCGCGCGCAAGGCCGATATCGCCAAGCGGTACGGCATCGCGCAGGACGAATGGCTGCATCCGGACGTGCTGTCCTATGTTGCAGGCTTCCTGGAGCTCGAGCCGGAGGAAGTCGCGCCCGACGTCTTCGTGGCGCAGGATGAGAACCAGTTCGACGAGTCCAAGATCAAGCGCGACCAGGATGGCAAGTTTTCGTCGACCGGTGGCGGGAGCTCGAGCTCTGGCGCCGCGGAGGTTGGAAAGTCCTTCAAGACGAAAAAGGAGCATATCGCGCACCTGCTCACGAACGGCATCACGCCGAAGGAGCTGATGTCGGCTATGGGCTGGCCGTCGGTCTCGATGCCGGCGCAGGCCGCGTCCCTGGGCATGAAGCTGGAGAAGAAGGACGGCAAGTATTTCGGCACGAAGATGACCGAGGCGGAGCTCGCCGCGGCCAAGAAGGCAGCGGCCGAGAAGAAGGCCGGCAAGGAGACTGACGCGGCCGCACAGCAGATCCTGAAGAACGCCGGGCTGGACAAGCCCGCGGCGCCCGAACCCGCGCCGGCAGCGCCCGCAAAGGCGGCAAGCGCCCTTGAAACCTTCATGAAGGCCGAAGGCGGCACGTATCCGCAGTTCCTGGGCGCAATGGCCGAGGCACTGCAGAGCAACGACACCGAAACCGCAGCGAACCTGCTGAAGTTCAACCCGGCCTTCGCGGCCGATCTCGCGAAGAACATGGCGCCAGCGATGAAGGCCAAGGCGAAGGCCATGGGCCTGCTGAAGGACGACGCGCCGAAGCATCCACCGCCGACGCCGGCGGAGGCCGAGAAGGCCAAGAAGACGAACGCGGTGAAGCTGGCGTACATCCCCGGCCAAAAGCCGGATAGCGGCGAGCACATGGCGAACGCTGAAGCCGCCGTATCGGCCTTCAACAAGAAGTGGGAAGGCAAGGCACCGCAGGGCGACGCCGGCGTTGCCGAGAAGGTGGCCGACTTCAAGCAGCTGACGCATGTCGTCAACGCGATCGCTGCGAACCAGCACGCGCAGACAGCCGCGGAGAAGGAAGCTCAGTTCAAGAAAACGCAGGATGCGATCGCTGCAAAGGCGAAGGCCGAGAAGGAGCGCCTGGAGAAGAAGTTCAAGGAGGATCCGGAGTTCGCGCTGCACTATGAGGCCATGGAAGAGCTGATGGGGGGCAAGGGCGCCTCGCAGCAGTTCAGGCAGCAGGCGGCCGCGCAGCTGAAGAACTCGGGCCTGTCCAAGCATCTAACGCCCGAAGCGGCGATGCCGATCATTGCGTACAGCGGGTCTCACTATGGCGTGCTGAACGACCAGCTGCGCAAGGGCCAGATGACGATGGCGCAGTACAAGTTCGCCAAGTCGCTGAACGCCGGCCTCGATCGACTGCCGGCGCACACCGGAACGACCTTTCGGAAGGCCAATATTTCGCCAGAGCAGCTGGCGCTCTACAAGCCTGGGATGGTCGTCGAGGAGCGTGGTTTCACGTCGACCAGCAAGTCGCAGGGCACTTGGTCGGGGTCGACACAGTACATCGTCCATGGCAAGACCGGCCGCGACATCTCGAAAATCTCCTCTCACAAGAGCGAGCAGGAGGTGCTATTCAAGTCCGGAACCCGGTTCCTCGTGGAGTCGGTGAAGGGCAACGAGATCACGCTCCGGGAGGTGTGACATGCAACCGACGAACCAGCACTTCGAACTACTGCCCTATGGGCGGCCGCTGAACCCGCTCTTTGCTCCGAACGCGCGCTTCAATCTGACAATCGCGCCCAAGATCGAGGCGCATAACGATCACGAGCGTCGATATCGCCAGCAGATGGCGTGGGATGCGTTCAAGCAGCGCGTCACCGATGGCTCATTTGCGCGAGAGTATCGTTGGGAGCATTCCTACGATCCGACCCCGCGGTCGTCTCATTACCTCGCGCCGAAAGAGCCAAAGCCGGGCTCCGGCATGGTCGACGACGAAAGCGGCATCGGCATCTTCGACAACCAGGTGATCCTGGTTGATAAGGACGCCCCGCCGTTCAAGCCGACCATCGTCGACGACGACGGCAATGTGGTCGAGGGCGATCCGGATGCAGCCGAAGAAGCGTGAGCTGAAGCCGCGCGCGCCGGGCGTTCTCTCTGGAGCCGAAGACGCGAAGCAAAAGGCAGTCGTTCGGGCGGTGCTCTATCGGAAGCAGTTCGAACGGGACGTCGACGACGACCGGCCGATCAGGGCGTATCGAGGGAAGAATGACCCTCTCCTCGCTGCTCTTCGCGCAGCTGCTCGACCTGCACCTGTCGCGCAGCATCAACCGTTGGAAGGGTGACGACCGAATGAGCAAGTTCAAGCAGCTGGCCGAAGCGATCAAAGGCGACCTGAAAAACTTCGACGAACAGGCAGATGACCTGTTCAAGGAGCGCGAGCGCCTCCGCACTCTCGGCGAGGACACTTTCAACCGTCACCGCCAGCACCTTGCCAGCGTTCGTGAAGGGCTGCACGCAATGGCGGCCGTTGTCGACGATGTTGCCGGCAGCAACTCGCGGGGAAACGAGGAGGGCTCCGACGGCTTGTCGGGGCAGTCCAGGGGCGGCGAACGTGGCTGACCGCAACTCCGACATGACGTCGAACGCGATCGACGCGGCGTATATGTGGCACATGCAGACGCTCTTCGCCTTGATGGCGAAGCACGTCGAGGGCGGGCACGTCGACCAGGGGCGAGCGGCCTTCCGGAAAGCGCTCGCGGCCGCGCAGCAGACGCGCGCTGAAATGCAGGCGATCGCGCAGGAAAGTCTTTGCCCATGATGAGCGATCGGCTGTTCATGACGATGATCGTGGTCGGCCTGGTGATGATCGCCGCGGGCTGGGCGCTATCCAATACCGGGCGCGCTACGAAGCACGAGTCCTGCGGCGTTGGCGGGCTCATGATCCTATTCGGTATTGTCCTGGTGCTGATCCCGCTCGGGTCCGTGCTCTTCGCGCTGGTGTTCTACCAATCCGGATGGCTGTGATGACGATAGACGACATGATGTTCGGCAAGCTGCCGGCGGACATGACGCCGGAGCAGAAAGCCGACCTGCAGGCCTATTGCGACTTCCACGAAGGTACGATTGAGCAGTCGGTACGCGCCACCGCTGTGAAATTCGGTGTCGATCCTGAGGTTGCCGTCGGCATCTGGCGTGCAGAGTGCGAAAAGATCGATGCACGGCACCTTCCGCGCGACTGAGATCAAGCCGACCCGCGATCGGCGCAAGGACATCGAGCTCCGGCCGCACCGCGCGAACCACGGGCTGACGGTCGCCTACAACGAAAAGCTGGAGCGCATGGTGCGCGACATGCAGAAGTCGGTCGTCTACTGGATCGCCGCGACCTATCGCAATAACGAACCGATCATGGCGATGGACGATGCGCTGCCGGCGAATGCGCTCAAGCGCGCGATCGCCGAACTCACGAAGCGCTGGCAGAAGCAGTTCGACCAGGCGGCGCCCGATCTCGCGGAATGGTTTGCAAAGGCGGCGCACACGAGGAGCGACGCGCAGCTGCGGTCGATCCTGCGCAAGGGCGGCTTCTCCGTGAAGTTTCAGATGACGCCGGCAATGCGCGACATCCTGAAAGCGACGATCGAGCAGAACATCTCGCTGATCAAATCGATTCCGGAGCAGTATCTCAAGAACGTGCAGGGGCACGTCATGCGCTCGATCCAGGCGGGTCGCGACCTGGGCACACTGACGAAGGCGCTGCAGAAGAACTACGGCGTCACGCGGCGGCGCGCAGCGTTCATTGCACGATCGCAGAACAACCTCGCGACCGGCGCCATGAACAAGGCGCGGCAGGAAGAGCTCGGCATCGTCAAGGCGAAGTGGCGGCACTCGAAAGCGGGCAAGCACAAGCGACCGACTCACGTCGCGAACGACGGCAAGCTCTACGACGTCAAGACGGGTTGGTATGACCCGGAGGTGAAAAGGTTCATCTTTCCGGGTGAACTTCCGAATTGCAAATGTTCCTCGATCTCGGTTATACCCGGCTTCAGCTGAACACGGAGGAAGACGTGCGGACGCTGAAGGCAATCATTCGACATGGTTTTTATGAGTGGGTGGGCGTTGCTATGCTCTTCCTGCACCATGACCTACTCGAGGAAAAGCGACCGGGCATCTTGATGACCCCGCGCTATATCGATTGGCTTGCGCGGCGGGACGCGCGATGAGCGCGCAGTGGTTCGATCCGATCAGCCAGCGCATGCGACGCATGCCGGCGGATAGGAAGCCCGTCGAGATTCACGAGGTAGCGGAGAACCAGCTTGACGTTGTGAAGCGTCTGGTGCGCCAGAATCACATCTGGCGCGCGGTGGTCGCGACTTCGTCGTCGTCGACGGTGGCACCGCCAGCCGAGGAAGAAGAGATATGCTACTGAAGAGCGCAGCTGGTCGTATCTTCCATTGGTGTCCCGCGTGCGAGACGTTGCACCCGATTCCGTCGCATGGATGGACGCTGAGCGGTACGCCGCAGTGCCCGACGTTCACGCCAAGCTTCAAGCATACGTTTTACCTGCCGTCGCAAAAGTCTGAAGTCATCTGCCACTTCAACATCACCGCAGGCAATATCGAGTTCCACCTAGACAGCTGGCACAAGCGCACCGACATCGTTGCAATGTCGCCGATCCCGCCTGAGCAGCTGAAGCATCTGGACGAAGTGTTCAGTGAGGAGTAAATGACCAAGGCCCTCTTAGGCATCGTGCTCGTGTTCGCTGCCATTACCGGCGAACCGACGTCGGCAGCCGATCTCCGCGTTCTTCCAAAAGCTCCGCAGAGCTCTCGGCTGCCGACAACTTTTCCGAAGGATCGACCAAAGGCAATCCGCTGCGACGCTCGCGGCTGTACGGTCGAACCAAGCCTCATCATGATCGGCAAGGACAAGCTGAAATGAACGACGCTGCCGGGGCAAGCCAAGTCGTCTTCTATTCGCAGCTGAACAACACGCCTGCGCTGACGCTGGCGCTATGCGCCTGGCTCGACATCGAAGGTCGCGGACTAGGCGACGGAACAATGAGCGTATTTTCGTCGTCGAACGCGTTGGTCGGCTTCGCCGAGAACGGCCGCGACCGCGTGCCCGCCGGCGTCATCACCTTCCAGCACATCCCTGAAGGCGACAAGGTGTGGATCTATCAGGGGTATGTGCTTCCGGAGTATCGCGGCCGCGGCATCTATCGCGCCATGTGGAACGAGCTCGTTCTGAAATCTCTGGAGCTGAAGGTCAGCAAGATCGAGGGCGCGACGCACGTTCGCAACAAGGCAATGCGCGACGTGGCGCGGAAACTAGGCCGCACCGAGACGCACATCGTGCTGACCTTCGACGTTCCATCTGCTCAGTAGTGCAACGGGGTTTCGCATGAACCGGTTACCGCCTATGTCTCTGTCTCCCTGCCGGGAGAAAACCATGTACAAACCTGACGGAACGTTGAGCTCTCGTGCACTCTTGATCATTGCACTGGTCGCGGTCATGACGATCGCCGGTGCCTGCGAAGGACTCGTGGCATTTGCCAGCCGGGCCGCGGGGCAGTAGATAGGACGTCCGTGGGTCTCCCTGGCGGGACGACACTGGAGACATCTGGCCCGGCACCTTCGACTTCCGCGAGCCGCGGAGTCCTCCTAGCCGGGGAATAACTGAGGACCTGGGCTCGCCCCATAACCGACGCGGCCACTGCAGCCGCAAAGGGCCACAACCTTTCAAGCCTCTCCGGCGATCGCTGGGGAGGCTTTTTCTTTGAGGTGCCAGAATGGCGACTGCTCCCAAAAAGACGACAGGCGAGGCTGACAAGCCCGCGGGCGGCCTGGCTGCCGGCATTCTCCACGTCGCGCCCGACGGCCATGTGCTCCTGCTGTACCGCGCGCCGACGGAAGAGAACTACGCCGGCCATTGGGCCCTGCCTGGCGGCAAGGGCGACGATGGCGAGACACCGGAGGAGTGCGCCGATCGTGAATGCCGGGAGGAGATCGGCTATTCGTCGGACATCCCGCTGAAGTCGCTCGACCAGCGCGAGACCCCGAACGGCATGCAGTTCCACACGTTCGTGCGGCCGACCTTTGAGAAGTTCACGCCGAAGCTGAACGCGGAACACAGCGGCCACATCTGGACGAGCCTCGATAAGCTCCCGTCGCCGTTGCATCCTGCTGTTGCTCGCACTCTGAACGAGAAAACGGGGGGCGATGGCGCCAAGCTGCAGAAGTGGGCTCACGCCGGCGGGGACAAGCCGCTGATGGCGGAGGATCACCTCGAGCTCGGCGCGGAGCTCGCATTTGACTTCGCGCCAAGCGGAATCGAGCGCCACGGCTTCGACCTCGAGCTAGCCGGCGCGCAATATCTCAAAGGCGACATCGCGTTCGATCGAGATTCCGTGTCCGTGCGCGAGACCGACGAATTCGACCGGCTGCATGTGAAGCGCACACCGATCTCAAAGGCCGGCGTCAATCCGTACTACGGCCGCGAGATTCCCAAGTTCAAGGAGCTCGGTCTCGACCCCGACAAGGTCTACAAGCTGTTGCGGGATCCGGACGAACTCCGGAAGGGCGCGGCGACCTTCAACAACATCCCGCTTCTCGTGAAGCACCAGCCGCACGCGGCCGACGCGCACGACGACACGATCACCGGTGGCACGGTCGGCAGCAATGCCGAGTACGAACATCCGTACCTCTACAACAGCCTGGGCATCTGGCGGCGTGACGCCATCGATCACGTCGAGAAAAAAACTCAGAAGGAACTCTCCAGCGCATACGGCTACAACGCCGACATGACGCCCGGAGTGTACGAAGGCGAGGATTACGACGGCGTGATGCGCGACTTGAAAGGCAATCACGTCTGCCTCGTGAAGAAGGGAAGAGCCGGCTCCGATGTCGTTGTCGGCGACGAAGCACTGCAACCGAAACTGGAGATCCGGACTATGGCTAAGCTGAAGAGCCTCAAGGCGAGCGTTGCTCACGGCGCGCTGCGCGCTCACCTGCTCGCGAACGTCAAGCTGGCGCAAGACGCGGCGATCGACCTGACGCCGGCGTTCGCCAACGTGAAGAACGGCGAATTTTCGAAGTCGAAGAAGGCGATTGTTGCCGGTGTAAAGAAGGCGCTCACCGGCAAGCTCGCGCAGGACGGAGACCTTGGCGGTATCGTCGCCGGCGTCGAGAAGCTGATGGAAGCCGTCGACGGTGACAAGACTGTCGAAGA